GTTGTGAATTAGATCACATCAGGTTAGAAACCTTAACTCTTCTGTAGTAGGTGTTAGCATTGGTGGTCAAAACACCGTTGCCTTGAGTCAGACCCTCAGCGAATGGGTTAGCAACCATTCCGTAACGGGTCTTAAAGCCGATCTTAGGCTGGAAGGTGTTCTCGCCAACGGCACGTACCATCTGTAGAGGTACATATGGGCAATAGAACAGACCAGCGTCATATGGGCTAGAACCCTTATAACCGACAACGTAGAACTGGTTAGCAGCAACGTTTGCCGAATATGGGTCAATGTATACGCGATACTTACCTTGGAGAACACCAGCAAAGGTGTTGCCGGTATCATCAACGTTCAGGTTAGCGTTGAGTGCAGGGGTGTAATCGAGAACACCAGCCATTGCAAGTGCCGAAGCAACGTCAGCAGAGCAAAGGATCGTGTTACCCTTCCCTCTACGAGTTTGTTGGGCGATTGCGTTTGCATCACGCTCGATCTGGAAGATCAGACCCTTGAACTTCTCAACCGACCAACGACCGTTGGAGTCAACGTCAAGGTCAAAAGTACCAGCGGTAGCAGTGTTGACCTGAGCACCAGGCTTAGCAATCTTATAGATGGTTCTGATAACTTCACGGTTGATTTCAGCAAGAATCTCAGTTGAGAGAATGTTTGCTAATTCCGCTTCAGCATTCAGACCGTGGATTGCCTTGAGGTCCTGAGCGAGCTCGAGTGAGTACTCAGCTTTCAGAGCACGTGACTTAGCAGTTACAGTGACTTTCTCGATTGAGAATGCCATCTGGTTGAAGTGCTCACCGCCTTCACCCAGTGATTCTGCATAGTCAGTTCTCATGCCCTGACCAACGTTGTACTGATCAGCGCCAGTAGCGTTGCTTGATTGATCAGTTGGGCTTAGGATAGAAGGATTGGTTCCACCCTGAGCAGTGGTACCCATACCAACAGCACCGTTGGTCCAACCACCGGTATTGTTGAATCCGCTATCTTGACCAGAATATGCTGAGTCAACCTCGTTGTAGAAGGTCTCGTTTCCAGCCTGGCTGGTATAACGTGAACGCATTGCGAAGATCAGTCCAGTAGGACCGTTCATTGGTTGAACGCCACAGAGATCATAGGCGATCAGGTTAGGCATCGAACGACGGATCAGTGAGATCAGTACGGGATCGAAACCTTGCATAGCACCAGTGGCTGAACCACTGAGACCAGCATATGAAGCACCAGAAGTGGTGTTATTGGTTGGAGATTCGTAGAGGAACTCACGCTCTTCGCGGACGGTTCTCTCTTGGTTTTCGAGCAGGATTGCGGTTACAGCTCTACGATGTGAATCTTTGATTGGATCAAGACCTTCGTAGTCGAGGAGCGGTGCCCACTTCTCCTGCAGCTGTTCAGCATTGAACATTTGCATTGGATTTTACCTCTTTTGAAGTGTTAGTTTGACTTATAATTTAAAAAATCACTTTTTAGAAACTCTTCCCAGAGTCTGAAGATATCTTTCCATTGATGATGAAACAACTGGTGTTTCGTCAATGGATACTTCTTCAGATAAGTTCTCTGAAACATCTCTTTGAGTACCAGCAGTTCTGGTTGAGAAATATGATTCTCTCAGAGTTACCAGTTTCTCACGATAGCTCTCTTCACTATCAAACTCAACATTTTCGGCAAGAGAAGCGAGTTTGTCCTTCTGGGAAAGTGCAAGACCCTCAGCGACTTCTGCAAAGATTACATCAGCAACCGACTCGGCTAATCTTCTATTCAGAGCAACATTTCTTTCGATTTGCTCGTTGAGTTTAGACTCCATTTCATCTAGTTTATCTACCATGCTCTCGATAACATCATATCTATCTTCAGGGATTGTTACATAATGATCTTCAAAAAGACTCTTCATTCCTGCAAGGAATGATTCGGTCATTTCGGTCTTAAGACCGTGCTCAACTGCGAGTGCATTTTCTTGGATCCACTCATCAGCAACATACTCAAGATATGCATCCACACGATCTTGAAGACTTTCTTTAATCATGTGAATTTCTTCGACTAAAGCATCTTCATAAGATGCTTGAAGAGCTTCTTTAATTTCAGAAACTTTAGAACGAATTGCTGCTTCAAAAAATGGTGCGAGCTTTTTCTTCAAACTCTTCTGAAAGATTTTCACCCTCAAGAAGAGCATTTACATCTTCTTCGATGTCAAACTCTTCTTCCATTTTAGAGCAACTTTC